ATAATAAAATATGGTGGCAAACCTATTAATGAAGATAAGTTTGTCCATATAAATTGGCAAAGTAAAAAAGGTAATTCGTCTTATAAAATATTAGAAGTACCTTATGTCACAAGAAAAGAAAGAAAAGGTAAACTATGAAATTAAAAAGATATGGAAATGAGGTAAGAAAAATATTAGAGCATCATTATAATTGGTGCAAAACAAATGGTAGAGATACCACATGGTATGTAAAATACAAGGAGAACAATGTATTATTGGTCACAACAAAAAATAAAAGAGTTAAAGAGCAGAGGTTATAAACTGCGACAAATGACTCTTAAAGAGGCTAACAGAGAATATGATTTGACAAATAAAGAAAACTATGATAAGGGATTAGACAATGAAAAAATACAAAATAATACTAAGAGGCATGGGAATATTCGCAACAGGGATAATATCGTTTCAAGAGGAACCAACACTAGAACAAGTAGAAAATGAAACAGCTTTATATCTAAATGAAAAACTTTTAAAGGTAGAGTTAGATAATTTTTACGCACAAAATAAATACAATCTAACATACGAGGAAGTATCTATTTGAATTACAAACAACAACTTGCAGTAGTAGAAGGATTATTTATTCCATCAGATACGCAGGTAAGAATGGATTGCCCATTCTGTAATGGTAGAAATACTTTTTCTGTAGATACAACAGAAGGTAATTTAAATTGGTATTGCTTTCATGCCTCGTGTAGTTCTAAAGGTAAAAAACAAGGAGAAAAAAATATGCAATATGTAGAAAGAGTATTTCAAGGTAATAGAAAATTACACATAGAGGACTCAGACTTTCCAATACCAGATAGCTTTCAATCAATATACTCAAATGAAAAAGCTATGCGTTGGTTATCAAATAATAATTGTTGGGAGTCTTGGTCTTGGGGTAGAGCAGATTTTAAATATGATGTAAAACAAGATAGAGTTGTATTCTTAATTAAGAATAGAGTATCACATAAAATAGTAGGTGCAGTAGGTAGGGCATTAAATAAAAATGATTTTCCTAAATGGTATATGTATGGTAATAAAGATGTGCCATTTAAATGTGGTGAATGTGAAGACTCTGTAATTGTAGAGGATTGCCCATCAGCTTGTGCAGTATCAAATATACTAACAGGTATTGCAATAATGGGCACAAAACTAAAACCATTACACAAAAGTCATTTGGAACCATATAAAAAATTATATATATGTTTAGATAGAGACGCTACAACAAAAGCATATGACATGGCAAAAGATTTAAGATCATCTGGATTTGAAAATGTAATAGTAAAACCATTAGAAGATGATCTTAAATATTATAATACAGAACAGATAAGGAGAATGTTTTATGACAAGTGAAATGTTACAAGAGATACTTGATGATTGGAAAAGTTGGAAGTATGACATTTATGAAAGTAATAGGTCTACTTGGACTCAAAGAGATGATAGTAAAGTAAATGTAATAACAGCTATACTAGAAGAACAATTAGCATGGCAGAAAGCAGCAGATAGAAGATGATAGAAAAACAAATGATAAGACTTATGTTGAATAAAAAATTTTATACACAATACAAAGGGACATTATCTCCAACAGTATTTGCAGGAGACATAAGTTCATTATATGAAACAATACAAAAAGCACATGAAAAATATGATGAAGATATAAAAGTTGATGAGCTATATTCTTTACATACCACAATATTTAATCCTGCATTAACTCGTGCTGCAAAAGAAAAGTTTAGTGAATTAGTAGAAGACATCAAGGAAGTACAAGAGCCAAGTAAAGAAATAGCAAAAGATATTATGCGTATATTATCTGATAGAGATTTGGCACAAAGAATAGCAGTAGAGTCTACAGAAATCTTTAATGGTAAAGATGCTAACTTTAATGAGATAGTTAGTATGATAGAAAAACATAAACAAAATATTAATGAGGAAAAAACTCCTGCGATAACCCATGATATAAATGATGTGCTAACTTCTTTAGCAACAACATCAAGATGGAAGTTTAATATACCTGTGTTAAGAGAAAATGTAGGTGGTATTGGTGGTGGTAATTTAATGATAGCCTTTGCTAGACCAGAGACAGGTAAGACTGCATTCTGGGTTAGTTTATGTGCAGGACCAGATGGTTTTGCAGATCAAGGTGCAAAAATACATGCATTTATAAATGAAGAACCTGCTGTTAGAACACAGATGAGGGCAATATCATGCTATACTGGCATGACTAGAGAGCAAGTCATTGGTGATTTAGATACAGCACAATCACATTGGAACATTATAAAAGATAATATATTTATGTTTGACACAGTTGATTGGTCAATGGATGACATAGATGCACATTGTGAAAAACACAAACCAGACATAGTAGTTATAGACCAGCTAGATAAAATAAATGTTACAGGCACATATGCAAGAACAGATGAAAAATTAAGGCAGATATATACAAGTGTAAGGGAGATAGC